ACGAGCCAGACTTCTTTAAGATTGTAGGTAAGAAGAGAATACTTCTTGAATCTAAGGGCAGGTTCTGGGATCATGCTGAGTACAGTAAATACATATGGCTTAGAAAGGCTTTACCTAGAAACACTGAGCTTGTATTCTTGTTTGCTAACCCTGCTGCTCCTATGCCGGGAGCTAAAAGAAGAAAGGATGGCACTAAGAGATCTCATGCAGAATGGGCTGAAACAAATAACTTCAGATGGTACAGTGAGGAAAGTATTCCATCGTCTTGGATAGACGCTAAAGCTAGGCAGACTGAAGAGTACAAACAACGAACTGATAAGACAAACTTGGAGATGCAATGAAAAGCATTGATGACGCAACGCCAGAAGAATGGAATAAACTTAGGACTAAACATGATGTGGAACTATCAGAGGGAGATGAGCCTAATGATCATCCCTTGTATGGGGATAAGTTTGTGCATGACGTATACTCTCTTGAGTCTGAGACTGATGATAAAAACACATCTGATAATAGTTTAGGTAGATCGTATGCTGACTTAATAAACACTATGGTAGATCACCCGCCTCATTATAATAATGGTAATGTAGAGTGCATAGAAGCTATTGAGGCTATGCTCACACCTGATGAGTTCATAGGATACCTACGAGGTAACTCACTAAAGTATCGCTGGAGATTCAGGTATAAGAATAAACCTATAGAAGACCTACGCAAAGCTCGCTGGTATGAAGAACGGCTGTTGCAGTTCTTGATGGAGAATCAGGATGTCTTGGGATAGGAAAGAAGAACGTAGGGAAAGGTTTCAAAAGCGTAAACAATCTAAAAACAAAGCACGTACCAAAGGGTATAGGCAGTCACAGTTAAGAGAGAAGGAAGACATTGATGACATTAAAAACTGGGAAGATGAATTACTTAGGAATAGAGATTGACTACGACAAAGAAGAATTACTAAATGAGTTCTCTTTAGAAACTTTAAAAGACAGATACTTTTGGGAAGATGAAACACATGCTCAAGAAGCTTTTGCAAGGGCCGCTGTATATAGTGGTACTTATCAAGGACACACTGACTTCAATCTTGCACAGCGACTTTATAATTACGCAAGTTCTAATTGGTTCATGTTTAGCACTCCTATCCTTAGCAACGGGGGAACCAAGCGTGGTTTACCTATCTCTTGCTTTCTTAATTATGTTCCTGATTCAAGGCGTGGTTTATCTGATCACTATGATGAGAACATATGGCTGGCAAGTTCAGGTGGAGGCTTGGGTGGATATTGGGGTGATGTTAGGAGTAATGGGGTATCTACTTCTAACGGTAGTGAGTCTACTGGTAGCATTCCATTCATGCATGTAGTAGACAGTCAGATGCTTGCCTTTAATCAAGGCGTTACTAGGAGAGGATCTTATGCAGCGTATATGGACATTAGCCATCCAGAAATTGAAGAATTTATTGCTATGCGAAAAACTACTGGTGGGGATCTTAACCGCAAGTGTCTTAATCTACATAACGGGGTTAGTATTTCTGATGAGTTTCTTTACTCTGTCCAACACGACCTCCCTTGGCGGCTAATAGATCCTAAATCAAAGCAAGCTATAAAGACTTTACCAGCGCGTGACTTATGGTGGCAGCTAATACACACCAGAGCAGAAACAGGTGAACCATATATTGTTAACCTTGACCGCTGCAATGAGGCCCTACCAAAACAGCAGAAAGACTTAGGACTTAAAGTACGTCAAAGTAATTTATGCTCTGAGATTACCTTGCCTACTAGCGAAGAGCGCACAGCAGTTTGCTGCCTTTCCAGTGTTAACCTAGAATACTTTGATGAGTGGAAAGATGATGAGTTGTTCATTAGTGACCTAGTTACCATGCTGGATAATACACTAGAACACTTTATTGATAATGCTATTTATGGTGAAAGCGGTCAGTTAAATGGTTACAACGTAAACAACTTGGAGGACTTTAACATTGAAGTTGACTACGATAAAACAGGCTTTGCAAAAGCCGCTTATAGTGCATATAGAGAACGTGCGATTGGCCTTGGTGCGATGGGCTTTCATTCTTATCTTCAACGTAATGGAATCCCTTTTGAAGGAATGTACGCTTCCAGCTTTAACAATAGAGCCTTTAAACATATCAAGGAAAGAGCTACTGAAGCTAGTGTACAGTTGGCTGGATCTAGGGGTGAAGCTCCTGATATGGTTGGCAGTGGTCTGCGTAACTCACATCTGCTTGCTATTGCTCCTAATGCCAGCAGCAGTATTATATGTGGTGGAACGAGTCCTAGTATTGAGCCTACAAGGGCTAACGTATTTACGCACAAGACTTTAACTGGCTCGTACAAAGTAAAGAACAAGTATTTGGAGAAGTTACTAGATGAGAAAGGCATCAACACAGAAAAAACGTGGAAAGATATTGCTGCTGCTGAAGGCTCTGTTGAAAGCTTGGAGGCGCTATCTCAAGAAGAAAGAGAAGTATTCAAAACCGCACCTGAGATCAATCAAATCTGGATCGTTGAACATGCGTATCAGAGACAGAAGTATGTATGCCAAGCTCAGTCAGTAAACTTATTCTTCATACCACCACCAGCTACAGCAGATCAGGAGGTACATGATGAGTATCTGGAGTATATTAATAGCGTACATTGGGCAGGAGCTAACAAACTCAAATCTATGTATTACCTCCGCTCTAATGCAGCTAGAAATACAGAGAATGTTAACGTCAAAATACCAAGAATAAATCTTGAAGAAGGGGAGTGTTTAAGCTGTGAAGGTTAAATTATTATTTTTACTATTGTTACTACCTGCTTGTGCATCAGAACGTACACATAATAATTATTGGGATCAATACAGTCCTAAGAATACAAAGTGTCCAGATTCTCACATAGCAATATGTAGGAAGCATGGTGCGTACATGATATGCGAATGCAAAAAAAGGACAAGATATGTCTAAGCATCCCATAGAAGATTGTCAGTATTATATATGGGAAGAAGATAGGCTTGCATCTTACGAAGAGTTTAAAGAGTTCTACGCTAAAAAAGACGTAGAAGATACTAAATATAAAAACTTCTGCATTCAACAATGGGCTGAGTACGCAATGAACTATAATAAACTAGACAAACTTAGTTTTAGAATATGGGTAGCTAGGAATGAAAAGGAGTTAAAAGAAAAATGGAAGACCACAAATTAAAAGCACTAAAGAGTATGTACAAAGCTCAGATTATGTGGGCTGGTTCAGAGCTTAAAAATTATCTTGAAAACCCAGCAGCCGTAGGTGAGCATACAATGCTTGAGACTATGGATGAGTTAGTGGGAAAGATAGCTGAAGCAGAAGATAAATTAGTTGTATTAGAGACTTCTTTCAATGAGTGAGATACAGTATAGGATGTTACCTCTTCCTTCCGTCTTTATGATGGAAGCAGACTTTCCTATGGAGCATGTAGATACTTTAAATACTTTTCTAGATGATCTCTTGTTGCAGGAAGATAGAGTCACTGCCGCTGATACTCTTGTAGGGCAGATACAAGCTGGCGAACAGTTGCGTATGGATCATACTCATGAAGACTTGAAAGACGTTAGAGCCTGTTTGCAGCACCTAGCCGTACACTACGTTGGACAGTTCTTTGAAAACACTGGGCAAGTATTAGATGGAGACAGACAAATAGACATAGATGAGTTGTGGTCTGTTCACAGTTACGAAGGTGACTACAATCCTATACACGATCACGGCACTAAGACTACGATGGGTATTAGCTGCACAACATGGACTAAAATACCAGAGCAGATACAAAAACTAGAAGCACCACATGAAGGAAAGTTTAGTTTTTATAATGCTTCAGGGTGCAGCGATGGATTTATAGAGTTTGTGTATGGCCAGAGCGCAGTCAATGATAAAGAAAGACTAAAGCCTACTCAGGCTGTAGTATTTAAACCACAAGTAGGTAAGATATATTTCTTTCCTTCGTGGCTACAACACATGGTATACCCATTCAAAGGCGAAGGGGAGCGCCGTACTGTAGCTGCAAACTTAAACGCATTCCCAGTGGAGAAACAATGAGCTTATTAGATACAAGAGATTACTACAAACCATTTGAGCATCCTTGGATGTTCGACTACTACTCACAGCAGAATCAAATGCACTGGTTTCCTGAAGATGTACCATTGCACAATGATGTAAAAGATTGGCAAGACCTTGATGAGTCTGAAAAGAATCTACTTACACAGATCTTTAGACTGTTCACGCAGTCTGATGTAGATGTGGGGTCTGGTTATGTTGATCGCTACATGAAGATCTTCAAGAAGCCTGAAGCACGTATGATGATGGGTGCCTTTCATAACATGGAATCAATACATCAACACGCTTACAGTCTGTTACTGGACACCGTAGGAATGCCTGAGCTTGAGTATAAGGCGTTTGCAGAGTATGAGGCTATGGCTGACAAGCATGAGTATATTGACGCTGTACGGGTCACTAAGGGCGATAGACAGTCCATTGCAAAGGCTCTAGCTATTTACTCTGCTTTCACTGAGGGACTACAATTATTCTCCAGTTTTATCGTATTGCTAAACTTCCCACGCTTTGGTAAGATGAAGGGCATGGGACAGATTATTACATACAGCATACGCGACGAGTCTATGCACGTAGAGGCAATGACAAAGCTATTCAGAGAGTTTATTCAAGAGAACATTGAACTGTGGACTGATGACTTCAAAGCTGAGATCTATCAGGCATGTCGTGAGATGGTTGACCTAGAAGATAGGTTCTTGGATCTTGTGTTTGAACAAGGTGACATACGTGGACTAACAAAGAAAGAGATGCAACAGTACATCAGATACATTGCAGACCGTAGGCTGCTACAGCTAGGACTAAAACCTAACTACAATGTAAAAGATAATCCACTTAATTGGTTAGACGATGTACTAGGTGTAGAGCATCAGAACTTCTTTGAAGGCCGTGCAACTACATACATGAAGGCGGGGCTGCGTGGTAACGTAGAGAAAGTGAAGTTCGCATGAAGGAAGGTAACATTATATCTTTCAGAGTATTCATAGATGATAAGGGGGTACTTATGACAGAGTACTCTCTTCTTCCTCTAGCTAAAATAAAGAATGTATTTGAAGGCGAGGATATTGCGTCTATTGAAAAGATTATAAAAGAACTAGATCCTCTATTTAAAAATATGCACTATGAGTTGTCAGAAGAGTTACAAGCTTTGCAATGAAGGAAGATAAATGACAGTATCAGATTTTTTTCAGTTTTGTGTTTATGTTCTCCAAGTAATAGGAGAGTACACAGGCTGGGGATATGAACTAGCAAACATAATTATTTTTGTTTTCATACAACCCATGCTTATACTTTTATTTGCAGGGCTGTGGCTACGTTTAAAATACACTACCACTTGACACGATCAGCCCAATAAGCTGCTGACATCTTACCTTTCTTAATGTTCTTAGCGTGACGCGCTTTGAAAGACTTACGCTTAGCTTTCATCTTAGCTGACTCACCTGCTTTAGGTTTACCTGCTGTTTTGGCTCCTTTCTGTCCAAAACGAATAGTCTTTATTTTGTCCCCTTCTTTGGCTACTACAATATGAGACTTCTTTGGGTGGCTAGGAGTTCTCTTTGGTTTATTAAAACCAGATACACCTGCCCTCGCTAGTCTAGGATCACGCTT